TTTTACTGAAAGATAGTAGTATCTTTGCATTATCAAATTAAACTGATACAAAGAAACGAAGATTAATTCAGATTTCAAATAGTATAAACATATTAAAATACACGATTATGAGAACAAGAGAATTTTTACACGAAGTAATGAGCCTTGCTTGGCAGTTCGTTAAGCGTAATGGCTACACCATGAGCGAAGCAATGAAGGTCGCTTGGGCTAACTTGAAGTTGAAAGGTGAGATGAAAAAGAAGATAGTGAAGTTCTACTTCAAAAAAGTGGACGGTTCTGTTCGTGAGGCATACGGTACACTAAATGAAAAGCTGATGCCTGCCATCACTGGTACTGACAATAGAAAGAAGAATGATACCATCCAGACTTACTATGATACAGAACGCCAAGAATTCAGATGCTTCAAAAAAGCTAATCTGATGTCAATCGCATAAAAGATATGAATGCTTACACGATTAACCAGCAGTTGGATAGCCTTTATAAAGATTTAGAGGCTGCCCATAACAATGATGAAGAGGCTGTCTGCCTGATGTTCAATGCTGATAGCAAAAAAGAAGCTATCCAGTTGATAACGGATGAGATAGACAGTTTGGAAGATGCCTTAAAAGGTTTTGAAACTTGTGAAGATGATGGCATGGATTACGATGCTCTATGCCGGGTACAAGGTATCAGCCGATACGCATAATACACGATTATGCAACGCACGACAGCCCTACGGACGGATTGAACGGCAACCGATAGCGAGAATCGGGTAGGGTACTATTGATTAGTTCTTTGACATATTGATACGATAAAAAGATATATTTCTGCGAAGGCACGTAAGCGAAGCCAGTGATGGTGGATAGTGGTGGGTGCAAGTGGAACGGAATTGACACCGATAGCAACCGAAGATAAGACGATAACGGTCGAATGGTTGTAAATGTCTGATGGTGGTAAAGCCACGAAGTTGAAATGATTTTATTTTCAGCACGCCAATTTGTCTTTAGCGTGGTGAGTATGCTTGGTTAGGCACAAGTATCGCTGAAAGGTCTTATAGCCTGTACTGAACTGAAACAAGGTTCTACTATTCGATTAGGGTACAGGTACTTATTTAAATTTATACGATTATGAAAACAATCCAATTCATTTTATCCATATTGGTTAGTATATGCGCTGCCGGTATGCTTTACGGGGCTATCACTACTTACAGTCCTATGAAAATATTCTCTGTCGCTATAATGGGTGTTATATGTGTAGGGTGTGTGTCGCTCATGAGAATAACTTATAGAGAACTTAAAACATACCGCTAAAAGGTAGTCCTATAATCCGGCACAAGGCGCATGGGCATGAGTGCACAATAACCTTGTAAACCAGCCGGGCGGTAATTTATGAAGTAGCATTGTTGGAATGCGTGTAAGCAATTAATTGTTGGTATTAACTCATATTCTAATTTCTATATTCATCTGGCTTACAAGAAGTAGGTTCGACTCCTACCTTTTTAACGATGTTTTAAACTTATACGATTATGACAGTGGAAGAATTAAGAGGCATGACGCATGAAGATTTAGTAAGGCGTGTGCAAGAACTGGAAGAGGCTAACGAGAAATTAGCTGAAGAGAAAAATACATGGTATAAATCTTGGAGTGATTTGAAGCAGAAGTTTGATCATTTCAAGAATGCGGTTAAAAGCATTGTTCTGATAATAGATTAGATATTCGTGTTTTATTTTGATGTTTGTACCGGGTGTGCCGTCCGTGAGGATAGTGCACCTTTTTTAGTCGGATGGTTAGCTTATCGGTTAGAGCTTCGTGCTGTGCAACCAATTGGCACGATTGAGAGGGGTTCGATTCCCTTACCATCCACGTTTCATTAATTAAATTTTACTCTTATGGCAAAAGAACTGAAAGAAAGAACAGAAATCAAGAAAAAGCTGAAAAAGAAGAATGACAGAATCAGCTTTGACTTTAGCGACAAGCTTGCCGGACAGCTTCGCAGGTGTACCGCTGATCTTAACAGGTTGGCAAGGATTGACCGGATAATAGACAAGGAGCAAACGTTGTATTCGGTGGACACTAACAGGGAAGCCGGATATATTGAGGTTATCCGCAATTATTAATCAGCCGACTTACACGATTATGAGGAGAGTTTTTAATGAACTTACACCTGAATGCGAGATTACGGCACGAATGTATGCACAAGGGTATGAGAAGAAGGAGATAGCCGATTTGAAATGCAGGGCTGTGAGCACGATAAACAACCAGTTGCAGAAGGCTTTTGAGATTCTTCATGTAAGAAATGGAAGAGAACTGGCGACCATGCTATATGAACGGATAACTGGGGTGAAATTCACAATGGATTTTTCACCAATAGCCCGTTCAGTTATCGCCTGTTGTTTATTATGTGTGTTTTCAATTACGTTTTATCAGGATTTCCATTCGGATATGCGTAGGGCAAAACGGATTAGAGAAGAGAAAATAGAATTTCTGAAAGATATGATATGAAAAGAGGAAAGGTTGAATCCGTACAGAAACTTTGGCTTAATAAGGATGAAGCGATGGCTTATTTGGGGTGTAGCGTTGATTACCTTGATAAACTTAGGAATAACGCCCAGGTTTCATTTGCCAAAGATGGAAAAATGATTTGGTACAATTTGGAGTCGATCAATAGATTTTTGAATAGAATGAAAGTAATATAAACCCTTTAAATTTTACGATTATGAGTCTTATTAAAAAATCAAATGAATTAGTAATTCCTACCACTGTAAAGATGATGATTTACGGTCAGGCTGGTATGGGAAAATCAACAGTGGCATTGAGCGCACCGAAACCGTTATTATTGGATTTCGATAATGGCGTTAAGCGTATGAATATGGCGCATTTGGAAAACATAGATACTGTACAGGTCACTTCATGGAGTGATGTTCAACAGGTCTTGCAGGAGGATTTGTCTGCTTATCAGACCATTGTAGTTGATACAATCGGTAAGATGATGGATTTCATCATTACTTATAAATGTGGCAGCCGCCAACCGTCTATCAGGGATTGGAGCGGTATCAATGCAGAGTTTTCATGGATGACACGAACACTTTCGGGGCTTAACAAGCATATTATTTTCGTTGCCCATCGTGACACAAGAAAAGAAGGTGATGATACGGTATTCATTCCTGCTTTACGTGAGAAATCCTACAATTCCATCGTTACTGAACTGGATTTGCTCGGTTATCTTGAAATGAAAAGCGAAAGAGGGGTACAAAGACGTACCATTACTTTCGACCCGACTTCAAGAAATGATGGTAAGAATACCTGCAACCTTCCTTCAGTAATGGAGGTTCCTACCATCCTAGACAAAAACGGTAATCCAACCGCCAAGAACGACTTTATCACTACCAAGATAATCAATTCGTATTTGGGTATGCTTGCAGCGAAGAAAGCGGCACAAGAAAAGTATGATAAGGTGATAGAGGAAATCAAAGAAAGTATCGAATTTATAACTGATGCCAAGTCCGCTAATGAGTTCGCTGCCCAGATTAATGAGTTTGAACATGTTGGTAGTTCTTTGATGATGGCGAGAAGTTTGTTTGCTGCCAAAGTAAACTCTTTGGGGTTAGTATTTGATAAAGAGACAAAAACTTATTCAGATGCAGCCTAGATATCGCTTTTACGCCACGATTCTTGATGCCTTTTGGGGATATCTGAATAGTGATGTGATTTGGGATAAATATTGGGAGTGGTCAGAAAACCCACCCCATACTCCCGAAGAGTTTCACGAGCAACAGTTTCAAGAACTGATAGACCGTATCAACCGAAAGCCGTTCGACAGTGAAGCGGCCGACAAAGGAACGGCACTGAATGAAATCATTGATTGCATGATAGAGAAAAGAAAATCTGAAATCATGCAAATTGAACGTGTCTATAAAGTAGAACGATTTGGTGCATGTGATGAAATAGGGAAACCTCTTTATTATGATGAGGAAGAAACGAAGGAAGTTATTGCACTGAAAGCTATCTATCACGAAAGAGAGTTTACTTTCCCTATTTCTCTTTGTCGGGAATTAACAGACTATTACAAGGGAGGTTTAACCCAACAGCGAGTAGAAGCTATCCTGCCAACTGCCTACGGTAATGTTCTTGTTTATGGATTGATAGACTACCTTATGCCTACAACGGTGAATGATTTGAAAACAACCGGCAGCTATACCGTAGGGAAGTTCAAAGACCACCACCAGCATTTGGTTTATCCATACGCTCTTATGCAGAGCGGTTCTGATGTGCGGACATTTGAGTACAACATCGTAGAGTTTAATAAAGGCGGTTATGTGGTAGATACCTATACAGAAACATACGTTTTCAATCCTGAACGTGATATTCCTATTCTTACGGAGCACTGTGAGGAGTTTATCCGGTTCTTGGAAGAAAACAGAGAATTAATCACCGATAAAAAGATTTTTGGAGGAGAGAACTAATGGCAAATCAGATAACCGGAAGAATAATTGAAATCGGGCAAACCGTCCAAATTCCATCGAAAAACGGTGGTTCTCCATTTATCAAACGGGAATTTATTTTAGACGCTACGCCCTATGACCCTTATACGGGTGAGCGTAGCAAGTATGAGAACATTATTCCCTTAGAGTTTTCGGGTGACAAGTGTACAGAACTTGACCGCTTTAATCAGGGTGATGTTGTTACTGTATCATTTGTCTTACAAGGGCGTTCTTGGACGAATCAAGACGGAGAATTCAAACGTATGGTATCCATTCGATGCTATAAAATAGAAGCGCGTGGCGGTGTATCTCAATCCCAACAGACAACATCGATACAACAGCCAGCGCCACAACCGACTTATCAGCAACAGCCGCAGAACTTTCCGCCTCCGGTTGATGCTAATGGCAATGTAAAGGATGATTTGCCTTTTTAGCGTATGCTGTTCGACTTGAAGAATGAATATCAAATACCCAAGTTCAAGGAGTATGTAAACAAGCTGTTCAAGGAGCGTGCGGTGGTGGAAGTGAAAAAGAAACTGCCCAACCGAACGCTTGCCCAAAACAGCTACTTGCATCTGCTTTTAGGGTACTTCGGTAGCGAATACGGTTGCAGTCTGGACGAAGCTAAAATTGATTTCTACAAGCGGACTTGCAACCGTGATTTATTTGAACGTAAGATGGTCAACAAGAAAGGCAAGGAGGTAACCTACTTGCGCAGTTCTGCTGAACTGACAACGGGCGAAATGACCCTAAGTATTGACCGTTTCCGCAATTGGAGCGCAGCGGTGGCTGGTATCTATCTGCCAGCTGCAAATGAACATCAAATGTTGATATACGCCCAGCAAGAAATACAAAGAAATCAAGAATTTATTTAGTTATGATAGAAACAAGAAAAACAGAAATCAGGTATGTGACATCTGACCCGAAAAAGATGCTCAACATGTACCTTGCAAAACGTGTCCTCAAAACATGGGAGGAATCTTTCATTGATGAAGATACAGGTGAAACAGTAACCATCGAACGGAATGAAATTCTTTTTGACCGTGGCACGCTGATAGACCAAGACACTTTGGCGAAAATTCGTTTCAGTATGGAAGCTGACGGCATTAAGGAAGTGGAAGTCAGCAACCAGAACCGCTTGGCATTCGAGAACGAGAACAAATTCTTATATCCCTATCTTGCACAGGCACAAATAGGGGACAAGAAACATAAGTTCCTGCTGTATGCCACCGGATTGGAAAATTCTTGTAGTATCTTGAAAGATTACATCGAACTAAACTATATGTTCGGATTCACCTTGACAATGGTCAAGGAGTTCGATTCTTGTGTGATTCTTACTGATAATTTGAAAGAACGCAAGGTAGATGATGCCACCCTCGAAGAATTAAAAGATACATTCCTTTTAAACGATTCTGTAACGGAAGAAGATGAAGAAGAGGGAGATTCCAAGCCCAATGAAAAGAAATTCTATCAGATTGAGACGAAAATCACATTCACGGATGGGGAGAATGAAGACGAAAGGGTTCAGACTTTTGTCGTGAACACCTTCAACGTTGACAGAGCGATGATGCTTATTACCCACTATCTCAAAAACAAAGAGGAAGAATGTGAGAAACAAGCCAAAGAAAAGGGACATGAGTTCAAAAAGAGAGAAATTCACACGGCTATTGAATCAGCCAAACCTATTCCGGTCGGGCGGTTTATTCCGAAAGAGTTTTCAATGGCTTATATGGAATAACTTTGTTAACCTGCCTGCTCGGTCTGTGAAGATATAGCAGGCAAACATGGATAAGTGGCGAAATTGGTAGACGCTTAGTTTGAGAATACGGCTGACTAGCCTCGAAGCAGGAAAGACGACTGGGGAAGTCAGAACCACAATTGAAATGTACAAACGAAATCTTGCATATTCCGGTTCGAGTCCGGGCTTATCCACATGGGGAACGTTGTTTTTCTCTCTATTTTCGGATTCCTTCAATAAAAACATTGAAATGAGAGTGGTTAGTTTTTGCTGTTTTTAATCCCATAAATAAAACAGCACATGGCGCCGCAGCATAGGGTAACGAAGCAGTGGATACATTGATTCGTAAGGATTGTACAACCGATATGAACAATGGAATAACTTGATAAGTGATACCGGTGGTGAGCAAGCATGGCAGTACAACATGTGTCTTTAGACTATTGGAGGTTCGAATCCTCACGGCGCCTCATGAATGTGAGCCACACATAAATGGCATGGGGTAATAAATAATGGTTGCGCCCCGAAGAATACGCTTCGGGGCTTTTAATAGGTTAGATTATGAATGAAATTATTTCAGGAAAGATTTGTCCATATTGTGGTAAACCTACTGAATTTGTAGATAGCTCTGTTATCTATGGACGTTCTTACGGCATGATTTATCTGTGTCGTGATTGTAGAGCTTACGTTGGTGTACATAAGGGTACAGACCAAGCATTAGGACGTTTGGCAAATGCAGAACTGAGGGAAGCCAAGAAGGAAGCCCACTTCTACTTTGACCAAATAGCTAAGACCAATCTTATCAATAAAATTTGGAAGAAACATATCCCCAACACTTCAAATAGAAATAAAGCTTATTTGTGGTTATCCATTCAATTAGGAATACCACATGAAGTTTGCCACATAGGAATGTTTGATGTGGAGGATTGTAAACGAGTTGTTGAATTGTGTAAACCAATAGTAGAATGCCGTACTACATAAAACGAACAAAGGCTAAGAAGAAAGACAAGCCTTTACCCTTGTTTGATAAAGCAGGGGTAACAGTAAAGAAGAAGCCGGATTTGAAAGCTAAGCTCGACAAAGAGTTTTCCCTTTTCATCCGGCTTCGTGATTGTATGCCAAACGGGTATTTCAAGTGCATTTCATGTGGGCAGATAAAACCGTTTACACAAGCGGACTGCGGGCACTATTTCAGTCGTACACATCTGGCTACACGGTTTGATGAAGATAATTGCCATGCCGAATGCCGTACGTGCAACCGTTTCCGTGCCGACCACCTTGAAGGCTATCGTGAGAATTTGATAGCCAAAATCGGGCAACAGAAATTTGACTTGCTGAAAGTGAAAGCTGCTGGTACTTCTAAGATGTCAGATTTTGAGTACGAACAGCTAATCAAGTATTACAAGACACTCAATAAGAAATTACGAAAGGAGAAAGGGCTATGAGTTATGTATTACGAGATTACCAACAGAAAGCCTCTGATGCTGCCGTTTCTTTCTTCAATAACAAGGCGAAGAAAACAAATGCCATTATGGTGCTACCTACGGGCAGCGGAAAGTCGCTTATCATAGCGGATATAGCTGCAAGGCTTGACGGTCATACCTTGGTGTTCCAGCCCTCGAAGGAAATACTCGAACAGAATTTCAAGAAACTCTGTTCATACGGTATTCTTGATTGCAGCATCTATTCAGCTTCATTCAACTCAAAGGAGATAAGCCGAATAACATTCGCCACCATCGGCAGTGTGAAGAATCACCCCGAACTCTTTACCCACTTCAAAAACATCATCGTTGATGAATGCCATTTGGTAAACCCCAAAGAGGGAATGTATAAGGATTTCTTTGAAGCTGTAAAGTGCAAAGTCTTAGGACTGACAGCGACACCATACCGTCTAAGCTCCAGCCGTGATTTCGGCTCCATGCTGAAATTTATCACTCGGACAAAACCTCATGTCTTTTCAGAGGTCATTTATCATGTACAGGTATCAACCTTATTAGATATGGGCTACTTGGCGAAGTTGGATTACTATTCAATGAATCCTTCAGGGTGGAATGAACTTAACTTGAAAGTAAATACTACTGGTGCCGACTATACGGATAGGTCAGTTCAAAAAGAATATGAACGGATAGACTTCTACGGTTATCTCGTTCATATCGTCCAAAGGCTGATGAATCCCAAAGCCGGAGGAAAACGGAAGGGTATTTTGGTCTTTACCCGTTTTTTGAAAGAAGCGGAACGGTTAACGATGTCAATACCCGGTTGCGCTATCGTTTCAGGTGATACTCCTAAGAAAGAACGTGAACATATTCTTGAGGCGTTCAAAGCTGGTGAAATTCCGGTAGTAGCTAATGTGGGTGTACTTACGACTGGCTTTGACTATCCGGAACTTGATACGGTAGTTATGGCACGTCCTACAATGTCACTTGCCATGTGGTATCAGATAGTCGGTCGTGCCATCCGCCCGCATCCTTCTAAAGAATGTGGATGGATTGTGGATTTATGCGGTAACATCAAACGTTTCGGGGAGGTGTCGGATTTACGATTGTTTGATAGCGGTAACGGTAAGTGGGCTGTATTCTCTAACGGAAGGCAATTAACTAACGTGAGATTCTAAGACTATGGACGAAGGATTTTTGAGGCTAAGCCGCAGGTTTTTCTCGAATGAAATGTGGAATGAAGCCCGTACTTTTAGCAGTTGCGAAGCGTGGTTAGACTTAATTCAGTCTGCACGATTTGAGGCAACGCCCCGAAAGGAGAGTATCGGAGGTCGAGAAATCTCTTATTCAAGAGGTCAATATCCTGCATCCATAAGATTTCTGTCACAGCGTTGGAAATGGTCTGAAAAGAAAGTGCGTTCCTTTCTTGTGCATCTTAGAAAGAAAGGTATGATAACTGTTGAGTGCAATCAAGGAATGAACCTTATAACCTTATGTAAATATGAAGAATATAATCCAATGGGCACAACCAAGGACACAAGTAAGGGCACAGGTATTGAAAAGGAAATCAATGAATTAAGACAGGAATGGGCACAACTAAGGGCACAACTTGGGGCACAGTCCATGAACAACAATCTACCGCAATCCGAACTTTTACAAAAATCAGGGCACACAGAGGGCACAAATACAAAGAAAGAAGAAAGAGAGTATATAGATATATCTCTACATCAAAAGAAAGAAAATACTCCTGACGGAGTATCAAAGAAAGACAAGCTTTCTTCGCCCTCCCCCTCTGAAAAGATTGATTACAGCGGATTGATGGAATACTATAATACCACATTCAAAGACAGACTCCAGCAGATAAGATCAATGACTGATGTGAGAAAAAAAGCTGTAAAAGCCCGGATAGCCCAATATGGGAAAGAGTCAGTGAGGAGTGTTTTCAATCTCATTCTTCAATCCCCGTTCCTACTTGGAGCTAATGACCGCAATTGGAAATGTGACTTTGATTGGATTTTCAAACAAGCAAACTTTACTAAAATATTGGAAGGAAACTATAATGGGACAAGACTTAGTAAAAATCAACAGGATAGCGAGCAGCGAAAACGTGATTCAGTTCTTGCAGTCGCTACAACCGTTAGAGAAGCTGCCGCAAAAAAGAGAAAGGAACTTGAAGCAGAGGGCGTTATTGAATAAATATCCCGATCCTGCACAATTCATTCTTGATTACAACCCTGATTTGCAGTTCAAACTTGTCAGATGTAATGCAACCCATTCAGAACTGGCGTTGAATGACAGCATTCCGAGTTTAGGGCTATTGTCTTCTACTTATGGGGATGAAACACCGATAGAATGGCTAAAGATACAATTTGGCTCATTGAATGACTTTGCAGAAGTTTCAACCAAGATAGCGAAAGAGCAACTTTCTGAACTATCGGAGATATTCCTTTCGGAGTATTATTATATAAATGCCGCTGAAATCTGTTTTTTCATAGCACGGTTTAAGTCAGGGAAGTATGGGCGGTTCTACGGTTCAATAGATCCATTGAAAATAACAAGTGCGATGCTGGACTACGTTTCTGAACGTCGAAAAGATATTGAACGGAAAGAGCGTGAACGATACAGAAACCAACGTGAAAAAGAGATAGAGGAGCGTGGAAATAACAGAATCTCTTATGCTGAGTACATTGAAATCAAGCACCGTGCTGATGCAGGAGATGAGGAAGCTAGAAAAATGCTGATGTCACCATGAGAATAACCGTTTACTGGGTAACAAGAAATCCGAATGTTATCGTAAGAATCCGGAAAAAGTTCAATATCCCAAGTTATACTTCCGTGAACTACGAAACAGAATGTGAAATCAAGGATGAAGACTTCTCACTGTTAGAAGAAACAGAACGAAGGGGATTTATTCAAATTAGAAATAAGAATACACGATTATGAAATCATTAAAAGAAATACTAAGGAGTTTAGAAGGTCTGTCCGATATCGAATTGTTCGTGATAGACCTTTTTTGTGGCGCCGGTGGCTTATCCGAAGGTGTGGAAGAAGCACGATTGGATGGAAATAGATGTGCAAAGGTTGTTTGTTGTGTGAACCATGACAAGAATGCCATCCTTTCACATGAAGCCAATATCCCTGATGCACTTCACTTTATTGAGGATATCCGTACACTGGAACTTTCCCCGATAAGCACTATTGTAGAACGTATTCGTCAGTTATATCCTGATACCATGATAATGCTTCATGCTTCTTTGGAGTGTACCAACTTCTCGAAAGCCAAAGGCGGTCAGCCGAGAGATGCCGACAGCCGGACGCTGGCAGAACATCTCTTCCGGTACATTGATGTGATAGATCCTGACTACATTCAGATTGAGAATGTGGAAGAGTTTATGAGCTGGGGAGATATGGACGAAAAAGGGAAGCCTATCAGCATGGACAAAGGCAGGCTTTATCAGAAGTGGGTGCGCAATGTCAAGAAGTACGGTTACAACTTTGAGCACCGCATCCTGAACGCTGCCGACTTCGGTGCCTACACCACAAGGAAACGCTTCTTCGGCATCTTTGCTAAAAAGAGCTTGCCGATAGTATTCCCTGAACCGACCCACTGTAAAGGTGGCAGGCAGGATATGTTTTCTAAGCTGGAAAAATGGAAACCCGTCAAGGAAGTTATTGATTTTTCTGACGAAGGAACTACCATCTTTAGGGAAAAGCCTCTTGCAGAGAAAACGCTTGAACGCATCTAT